CGCCGACCTGTTCGATACCCTCTATGATTCCGATGGAGTGGGCTTGGCCGCCCCGCAGATCGGTGTCCTCAAGAACGTCTTCGTCATCGACGTTCGCCGCGGGAAGAGCATTCACAACCCCATCGCCTTTATCAATCCCCGAATCGTTCACTCCACCTCGACCTTTGAAACGGAAGAAGAGGGTTGTCTTTCAATCCCTGGAGTCTTCCTTCCCGTGGCGCGGCCGGCCCGCGTAGGCTACGAGAGCCGCGGGTTGAGGGGTGAGTACCTCTCCGGCGATCTGAGGGGATTGGAGAGCCGCTGCTTCTACCATGAATTCGATCACACGCTCGGGGTATTGTTTACTTCTAAAGCTGTGGCCGAAGCCGCCGCGGTGAAGTAGACTGTCCGCATGAGAAAACTGCAAGTTCGGAGGTATCCCTTGAGACAGATCCGCTCCTACCGCCGGCCGCTCCCAAACCCCTATGCCGGATTGCCTATAACGCACAGCACTCGGCCTGAGTTCAACTACGAGGACGTGTTCATCGTCTCCGAGAATCCCCTACTCGAACTCACACACGCGGATCTCTGCTTCCTACGGGAGAGAGGAATCAATCCGTTCGCTGATGATGGGAAGTAAGTCCAAACTTTGGACCCTACCTGATCGGCCCAGACAGCGGGTGCATCCCAAAACCGCCGCCGGCTAACGGAAGCAAGGCGGAAACAAGCCAAATTAAAAGTATGACCGCAACGATTATCTGGAGAATAATCCGGGCGCTCGCCAGAGGCGGGGGAAACGGGATGACTGAAATAATCCACCAAGCCACGGACGCTATCAAGCAGACGATGAGAAGCGTAATCAAGAAACCGATCATGGGAACACCTCAAGTAGAGTAGGCTCCCTTTAGAGAACTGGACGCTGTACTGAATTGACCGCTACTGCATCTCTTGAGCTTCGATCACGTCGAGGATAACCTTCGCTACCTTCACGCCGGCCTCGTACTTGTCCCCAAACAGCTTTGCCATTGCAGGACTTTTTTGCTCACCGTCCTTACTGTAGGCCGTGCTCAACACCCGCGCCTTGATCGTCGGAATGAAGGGGTCCGGCAGCAAGAAGCCGTCGCCGAGGTGCAAGAACTGCGGACTGCGCTGCTGGTAGACGATCTCAAGATTTGTCTGATTATTCTGGACCGGCCACACCCCCACCTGCTGCAAGCCGATCTTGTCCCGGTAGTAGACCTGCGGCGGGTTCCCGGTCTGCTGCTGCCACCTGAAGTCAGTCCCATCGAGGTTCGATTGACTGGTCTCCCGCAAACCTACCCCGAAAGCCGCTACCCGTACCGGAAGCATACAATCCGCCGGCAGCGCCGTGAACTTCATCGTCGGCGGCATGGTGATGGAATCCGTCACCGCGTAGACCAGCGGAACCCGCAAGAGGAAATCGTTCAAAGCCTCGGAGACGTAGCCCAGCATCTCGGCCTGCTCAAAGAATGGATCTCCGGCCGTATTCTGGACCGGGAAGGTACTCCCAACAATCGGGTCACCTGCTACGTGAGCATTCAGGAAGGTCGCCGTGAAGGATGTGCCGGGGTTCGTCGCCGTCACGAGAACCACCTCTGCGTTCCCTCCAATGACCCCCACGATCACGTAGGCGCCCACGTAGAGGCTTGCATCCCACACAAGGACCGTCCGTGCGCCTGCGGCGAAGCCTGGGGCCGGGACCGCGGCGTTTACGACAGGCTCGAAGAGTTGGTAGCTCACATCGGTCAACAGGTCGTTGACGATCAGACTTCCGACGTCGGCCGTGGGAGCGGGAATGGGCATGAATCCATTTTCAACTCATTCTGGGAGAACGTCTACCGATTTCACTTCGCTTGTGCAAGGAACTGCTCGGCGAGGAACCTGCTATATGCTGGTGGAATCGACTCTGCAAGCTCGTCTCCAACCATCCAATCTATCCCCATCGCCGTCTTCCACTCTCCTACTCCGCCATTCTTCCAACCGTCCCGCTTGCTCGACCCTCCCGCATGGCCGACGACCGTGCAATACTTCCCGTCTCCAATCTTTCCTTTATGCGGCCAATGGGGGGGGGCAAGAACGCCAAAAGAACACTCGAATAACCGATGCCTGAATACTCCAAGATCGAACATTGTTCCGCAAAGCATGATGGGGTTATGAAGAAACTCGGCCGCCGGGACGATGTTCTCAATCACGTATGGCTTTCCTGTGGCCTGTAGTCTCTCTCGAATGGTTGGAATCATGTGAGGATGGTTCTCGCTGGTTCCCCACTTGGCGGCGCCGGCAGAATACCGCTGGCACGGCGGGCTGGCCCAATAGAAGTCGTATCCGTCGAGGTCTACAGTCAGTGCATCGCCTTGGATGAACTTGAAGGGATACCGAGGCTGTGGAGACAGGTCTACACCCGTCACATCGAAGCCGGCGAGGTGGAGTCCCATAGACACTCCACCAGCGCAGCAGCATAAATCCAATGCTTTGATTTTCCCCATGTCCAAATTTTGGACTGGATAGGCGAGTAAGTCAAGGGGGCTACACGATCTCGCGCTTCTGCACGCCTGCCTTGGCGCCGTAGGCCGCCGTCCATACTTGGGCATCCAAACGCGACTGATACAGGCTCAAGGCCCGAAGCTGCCCCACGAAGTCCTGCATGACTTGAGCCGCTTCCTCCGCTTCGCCACCCAGTTCTTTACTCCGCAGAGTCACCGCCGCTCCCATCGGGAGCAGGTCCGTGAACTCCGTCTGAAGGGGAACCGCTATCGCCGTCGTGTACGGCCGAGGCACGTTCACCGGGCTCACAATAAAGTCCATGATAGCCGTCACCGGAGAACTCAACTGCGGGTAGATCCCGAACATCGAAACGCCCAGCGGGAACCACGCTTGTAGACTCGCCGCCGGCGCCGCGTTCTCCCATCCCGGAGTAATGTCCCCCAGCGCCTTCAACGTCGTCTTCCTGACCGGGAACGGCTGCCGCAACCGCAAGGCCGCTATCACGCCGGCCGGAATGCCGATGGCCGTATTGTTTTGGAGGGAGATGTACGTGGTGTTTGCAGGCAGACTCACCGGGATATTCACCGCCTGAACGGTCCCTGTGACCAGAGCGGCCTCGAACATTGCATCGACCAGTGCCGGAAGAAACTCATACGTCAGCGACCAAAACACGGGAGAGTTGGGGTTTTCCTCCTCAACCCTTCCCGCGAGGTCCGTGAGCAAATCCGCCAGCGTGATCGCCATGCTTGTCCACCTTAGACGATCTCAGCCGTTGCGATGAAGGTATCGTTCGCCGTTCCGATGATCCAAGCATCGTCCGTCCGAATCATGTTGTACGACACGCTGTTTGTGAATCGGAAAGGGTTCGTCGCTGTACCAGAGGCCGTCTTTAAGAGTTTCGCAATCACATTCCCTCCCGGCACGGTCGTCACGGAACTGTCGGACCCAAGGAATGCGTTCGCCGAGCTTCCATCCATCAACTGCACGATGATCTCAGCCGCGGGGATTGAAAGTGAAATGAGCGCGTTGACTGCATGAGCGTGCTGCGCTGCCCCTCCCTGTGACGTGACCTGCATGGTCGTCGCGGTGAGGATGGTCGTCACCAACAGCGTGTCCTGAGCCGCCAGGCCGGGGTCTATGTTGATCCTGTCGCCCGCTTGATAGATCGCCGTGTTCGCCACCGTTGCAATTGCGTCTACGCCCGCCAGGGGGATCGGCATGGCCGCCGTCAGTTTGTCGCCAAACAAAGGCTGAGCGTTCGTCCCGGTAATCGTTTGAAGTCCGAAGGTTCTGAACATTACTCGCTCCTCTTGAACCGCGTCGGGTTCTTGGCAGGCTTGAGAGACTCTTCCCGCCCGGCTACGACCCTTGAAAAATTGCTGTCTCTGTCTCCGGTCCCAAGGCAATACTCGCTCTGCCGGCCGCCGCTCATATCCACATCATAAGCGTCATTGAACGGGATGGCGTTGGTAGTTCCCAGATCCGTCCCCGGCATGGGGAACTGCCTTGACGAGAGGTTGTGCGTCTCGATCGCGCTTTGGCTTGTCTTTCGCTTCACGATTCCTTCTCCTTCGGCCCGTAGGCCACTTCCCTACCGTTCCCATCCACCCGATACCTCAGAGCGGCCACCGCCGCCCATCTCCCGCGCCTTCCCAAGCATCCGCTCAAGCTCGGGGTTCATTGGCTGCGGCCGTACCGAGGGGGGCGTGTCCCAATTTGAACGATCGTTTTCTCTGGCATGATTACTGACTCCGAACTGCTTGCAAAGAAGGTCAAGGTGATTCCGGTCTTTTACGTGAATCCTCTCGCCGTTGAAGTGAGTCGTGTCGAACTCCCACCTGTTAATGCAATCCGAAGGCAGGGGGATGTGAAGGCAGTCGTAGCAAACAAACCCGCGATACCTATCCGAATAGTTGAATGTCCCGCCCTTCACTTCCTTGTGCCAGCGGCAGTCCGGGTTCGCACAAAGCACCCCGCGGCGCCGGCCGCCCTCACGGTACTTGTCCAACCAGTTCTCTTCAACCGCCGCCTTCACCTCTTCCCCAAACGAGGTCAGCGGCCCGCCTTCTACGATCTCTTCTGTCTCGGTCATAAAACCTCCTGCAATCATTATGGGGAATCTAAGCCGTTGTCGCTAGTGGATTCTGTTAGCAGTCATGATTTTGACAAAAAGTTGAACCGGGACCGAATCCGACGCGCCCATTTTCTTGCCCATAGTCCCAGGTGCAGTCCTGCTGGTCAAGCATATTTGATGCGTTCTGCATCTGCTCAAGAGTGGTCCTGAACTCTCCCATTTTCTGAGCCGATACCGTGGGATCGTAGTATTTGCTGGTGCGGCCGCCAAAGATCTTCGCATCGGCGATGGCTCTCCGCACAAGCACGTCGGCCCGGATGAACGATGGAGGAGAGTCGGTGTCAAGAACCATGTCGGGCGGCTGAATGTATGCCTCAAAAGGAAACACCTGGGCAGAGTATGGTGTAGGCCACATCTCGATCTGAAACTGCCCATCCGGTGTCGGGGGAAGCGTTGCAAAGTAGGTCGTCCAACCGAGAGATGTCCTCCACGTATCCCATGCGTCGATCGTCTCCTGGTTGCCGTTGACTTCGATCGGCCATCCCATGTTCTGATTCTTCGAGTGGAGAAGATACTTGATGTTGGCGCCGAGCGTTGCGTACACCGCCTGACATTGGTATCCGCCCGTCCGAGTGGCTCCTCCGTATGGAGTATCAATCGTGAGGGTTTGAGCAAGGGCGTTGACGTTGTTTATTGTGCGCCACGGCCCCTGAAAACCTCCACGGAATTGCAGCCCGATGAGCGCGTTTGTCCACGCCGTCCCGATTCCCTGTACAGTGTTACTGCCGTTCGTGAGTGTGCAAGTGCCGCTGGTCGTTACCTTGGGGATGTTGATGTTCCCGCGCACCTTGAGAGCGTACCACTGATAGCTGTCCACCACTTCCCGCAGAGCGTTGTTGATGAACCGGCCGGCAATCATCGGGTCAAGATCAGGATTCCAGAGGCAGACCTCGTTGATACATTGCCTATAATTGAGGGATTGGACATACGCCTGCGTTCCGTTCGGGCCGACTTGCATCGGGAAATTCGGATTCTGCGTGATTACGACAGGCATGACTTACTCCAAAATTTGGACTTAGTGTTCCACGTTTGTTTCAGTGGTACACTTGTTCTATGAAAACGACTTGCTCTCTTTGCTCTAATCCGCCCCGTAAATCTGGCCGCTATTGCAAAGAGCATCATGCTGCTGCGATGCGCCAGCTTCGTAAAGTCACACCCCTCACCCCAGACCAACGAAAGAAAATGATTTGCAGGTCTTACGCAAATGTTTACGAGAGACGTGGACAGTTGAAGAAACAACCTTGCGTTGACTGCGGAAACCCAAAGGCTCAAAAACATCACGAGGATTACGATAAACCACTCGAAGTGATTTGGCTGTGCCGTGAGTGCCACTTGAAACGTCACGCAGTCTCCTGACCTACCGCTTGCTCGACTTCCGGCCGCCACGTTTCTTGCCCCTTGCCGCCGCCTTCTTCCCGCCGCGCTTCGCCGGCTTGAACGCCGGGTTGCCATCAAAGTGAGCGTCGTCGTGATCGTCCATCTGACGCTTTGACATCTTCCTGGTCGCCATGACTACCTTCCCTTCTTGCGGCCCTTAAACCGCTTGCTGTGCTTCGCCTGGGCCTTCCTCTTGTTGCTGAGGACGATCGCAATCCGCTGCTTGTCAGCCTTGCGCTTGCCGCCCTTCTTCTTCGTGCGGCTGTACGTCTTCCCGCGGCCTAGCTCCTCGAAGTTCTTCCGAGTCGCTTCCTTCGACGTGGATTCGATCAGCGGCATTACGACCTCCCGCCCGAGCGCCCCGCCTTCCGCTTCTTCCCGCGCTTCTTGTTGGTCAGCTTCATCCCGGCCTTCCGCATGACCTTCTCGGCCTTCTTGCGCTTGCTGGCAGGGATTACGCGCTCATTCTTGTGGACGATGGCTCGGCCCGTCTTGCGGACCTTGCCGCCCTTCCGGTACTGGACCGGGCGAATGCTTTCTGCCCTCTTTGCGGAATTCTCGTTCAACTGACTTCCCATAGACGACATCTGAGCCGCTATGGAACGCTCATCGTCCTTTTTCTTTTGACGACGCGCTGCCGCGTTGGTATCGGAGTTACTTCCACCACCATCGCCGTTATTGTCGAGCAACCGCATTGGAAGAAACCCGTATGCGTATCCGTACATGACATCCTCCTACAAACGAAAGGCCGCCCCATTGAAGAGCGGCCCCCCGGTGATTGCCCCGCAGGGCTTAGTACCCGATCAACAAGAGATAGAACACGAACCCCGAGAGGTCGGTTCCGTTGGTGACCTCCGTGTTGGCGCTGCTGTACATCTGGAGCTTCTGCGTGGTGGAATTCCAGACAGGCTGATACCCGTTCTGCCCGCTGACTGGAAGCACCGTCAGAATGCGCCACAGATCGCAGTTGATCGTCAGACTGGAGTTCGCGTTGTATGCCTCTCCGCCCGTGATTGCGTACCCGCCAGTGGCGTAGTCTGAGATGGAATCCGACAGCGACACAATCTCGCCGTTCAAATTCCCCAGGCTCACATCGCCGTCGGGCTGTTTTGTGATTACGTAAGCCATGATGCCCTCCGGTTAGAAATTGTCGCTGCCAACGAGAACGTCGCAGTAGTTGGTGCTTACCAGCGCGGTAAGCTGACGGCCCAAGGGCTGAGAGTAGGTAGAGGCTGTTCCCTCTGCAACGGTATCAGAACTGAAGATACCCGCCAGAGGAACCACTGTCGATCCGATACCGGGGTGGGACGTTCCCGAGCAGTAGGCGCCCTTGAGGTAGCCTGCCACCTGCACGAACACGTAGCCGCCAAGCAACTGCGCCAGTGTCAACTTCGGCGCCGATGCGTAGTTGACCATCAGATAGCCGGCGGGGAAGTTCAACCCGAGAGTCGTTCCGCCGATACCTTCAGTCGTGATACCCGTGACCGTAGTGAACGTGTTGTCGGTCCAGTAGACCGGAGCCGGCGCATTGGCCGTCTGCCAGTTCGCCAGAGTGGTCGCTGATGTCGAAAGGTACTTCGCCAACACGTAGATCGCCGGAGAGCCGGCCGGGTTGGCTGCCGTGGCGTTGGTGACACCCACGTACCTCTGCCCAAGAGTCTGAATCTCTCCGATGTTCGCATAAACCGAGATCGGCGAAGCCGATGGGTTCCAGCAGTACGTGAGCACACTCCCAGTGTCGATCTGGATGAGTTGATTCGATGGATTGAGAAATGCCATTGCCGTTTCCTCTTTTCAGCCCGATTACAGGGCGGAGAATGCCTCTTGGAACATCAAACGGGGCGCCGCAACCACCATGTTGCCGCCGAACATATACTGCCCAGCGACATCATCGGTATTCTGGGCCTCTTTCCAGCCCGTGAAACCGAACTGGTACTTCGGCACGTCGGAGACGTACAGGTAGATGTAGTTGGTGTTCAACCCAAACATCGTGTACGCTCCTCCATTGGTGGCGAGGTACTGGTCAATCACCACCTGAGCACCGTTCCAGTTGAACGACTTGAACCCCACATGCACATCGGAGGTCTCGTCATTGAACTTTTGCTGAGGTTGGAGCTTGTTCCAGAAAGCATCCCACACCGGCTGGGTCGTCGCCAGCATGTCCGGCTTCTCCTGCCCAAACCAACTTGCCCCGAAGGCCGTCTGGATGACTGACAGGTTGAAAGCCGCCGGCGCCGCATAGTAGGAGTTGATGCCAGCATTCGCCGAACTGGAGATGTCCGACCGGGTGATGCCGCCGTAGGTGGCATAGTTTGTCCCACTGTCAACTGCGGCCTTGAAGCCGTCAAGCTCCAGTGTGGACGTAACCGTACCCTGGCCGTCGCCAAAGACCGAAGTTCCGAGAATCTGAGCCATCGATCCCGAAGAGTTGACCATCTTCGAGGAGACGTAGCTCATGGCCGCTTCGGTGCCGCGGTTGAGAACTTGATCGACGCCGTACAGTGTGATGTTGACGTAGGCGTACTTCAGGTTGAGCTGAAGCGCCGTGTCTGTCTGCACCGCCGAGGTGTCGAAGGCTTGGCCGCGCTGGAAGAACCCGCCCTTCAGCGGCGCGTACATAATGTTGTGGCGAATGGTCAAGCCGCCGGGAAATGCGAATCTCCGCTTTTTGCGGAGGCGGGTGAATACCGGCGAAGACTTGAACACGTTGTCGGTGATGATTGGTACGATCAAGTCGTTCGTTTTGCCGCTTACGTCGTTCCAGGTTAGCATGGAAGACCTTTGCTTTCTTCGGAGTAGCTTTCGCTCTACCGAGTCGCCCTTTTGGGCCAGAGATGATTGAAAACCTCGGCTTGCGCCGTTGTCGCCCTAGCCGTCCGAGCTTCGCCCCGAGAGGCTTCTCTTCCGACTCACCCCTGCTATCCCTGAAGGCTCCGCATGGATTTCATGCTTCCTATGGAGATGCAGTGCGGAAACTCAAGGTGTCCCGCCTACCTCAATGCCTTAAAACTTTCCGGCCGCCCTCAACTCAGCCGCAGCCGTTCTTCCCGCCGCCGCTGCCAAGGATTCAACATCACCCTCGGCCGCCGCGCTATCTTCCAACATCTTTTGCAGACTGCCCCTGGCCCCGCCAGTCGGATAACTTCCTTCGCTGCCGCCGCCCGGCATCCCGCCGCGCTCGGCGATGATCTTTGCTGCCCTCTCTTCCGCCAGCCGCTCAATTTCAGCCGCCGTCTTCTTCTCGCGGACGATGGGCTCCATGTACTTCGTCACAGCCGACCGGGGATTGAAGTCCTTCTCCTTCGTCATCAGTTCAAAAACGGCCTTCTGGTCCTCGTCGGTGAATTCCTTGCCGGTTTCCTTCTCGTACTTGCCGGCCGCAATCGCCATAGAGGTTGCGAATCCGGTCGTGAAGGGGATCGTCTTCTCGTTGAAGTCCTTTTGGAACTCCGCATACTTTGCGTTGACCGTCTCCTCTACCAGCTTCTTGCCCTCGCTGGCATACAGGTTTCGGTATTGCTCGGCGTTCAGGGCTAAGCCCGAATCCGCCACGATTGCCTTCACGCGCTTGTCCAACTCTGCCGGGTCCATGTCGCCTCCAACTGCTGCTTTCTTGGCTGCTTCGAGTTCTTCTGCAAGCCGGGCCTTCTCTTCAGGCCATAACGGTTTCGATTCGTCATCGATCACCCCTGCTTCTACTAGGGATTCCCAGATCGGAACCTTCTCGTCTGCCCACGCCTTCATCCGCTTGTTGTAGTCAAGAGCTTCGGTGTACTCCTTCTCTTGACCCTTCAACTTCTGGATGTTTCGGCTGTAGTCGTCTTGGCGAAGAAAACCCTCTCTAAGAGCCGGGACTTTCTGCAATGTGTTGTCGAAGAGCTTGCGTTCCTCAGCACTAAGCTGCGCGGCTGCAATGATTTCATCAAACGTTTGGACTGCCATCTCGCATCCTTCCTCGCTTCCCTCTCGGGCTTCGCGGGGCTTCGGATAAGACTGCCGTTTCCGACTGCTTACCTGTTATTGTTGCCCTACGCCGGCATCTGCCCCGGCGTCGGTGGCGTCGGTATCTGCGGAGGACCGCCACCCGGAGGTGGGGCTCCCATACCGGCCGACTGTGGTTGCTTTTGCGCCGACTGCGCCAACCCTACCTTCAGAGTGGCGATTGCCTTTTGGATGAAGGGGCGCATCGCTTCATCCTGAATCCCGGAGAGGATCTTCTCCACGGTCATTACCGCGGTCTCGACCGGACTCTTCCCCGCTTGAGCCTGGGCCTGTCCAGCCAGAGCGCCAAATGCCGGCCCTGGTCCCATCTGAGCCTGTACGTCCGGCGCCATCGGCGGCTGTGTCATTGGAGGCATAAGCTAGAATCCGTTCTCGTTGTTCTGGAGCTTTCCGGTCTTCACGTTGACGCTCGTACCCTTCGGAGTCGTGGTCGTCATCTCGCCTTCGTCGATGAATGTTCCCACCTGATCGAAGGTTCCCTTGCCCAACTTGGGGGCGGAGGTATGAATATAGTGGCCTTGCTCAATCGTCTCGGCCATCCCTGTGCGCTTTACCATCGGGTTGCTCCCCTTGTGATGTTGTGGAGGGGCGGAGTGGTTACCGCCCCTCGTTCACTGCCTTCAGGTTGCCCTGATTACTTGCGGCCCGACTTGCGTCCGCCCTTGTGCTTCCGGCCCTTGCCACGCTTTGCCATTGGGTAGATCCTTTCCGGCCTTCAGCCTTGCGGCCTTCAGCCTGGGTTTTGACCCTCGATTGCTCGAAGGCGGTCCTCCAACCAGGGTTGCTCCACGGGAAGGATTCGTGGACCCTAGACGCAAAAAGCCGCACCCCTAAGGATGCGGCCGATTGGACCGGGCTGATTTCTCAGTGGTCCTTTCACTTGCCTCTACCGCAATCATTATCCGTTCAAAGAACTTCGTCAAGCGGAAAATGAATGGATGTTGATTTTTATTGTAGAGGGGGTATGATGGGGTTGTCGGGGTTGCTGCCCCGGCGAGGCCAAAACCGCTTAGAAGGAGCGATTCATGACAACCCCACCCCAAGTAGAATACCGCATTATCAAGCTAACAAAGGGTCAGATTTGCTACGTTAGTCCTCATCGGTACGATCGTGCAATTCATTTTAAGTGGTTTGCGCACTGGAATAGACTTTCTAGGAAATTTTACGCTGCACGAATGGACGTTCTCCCTAATGGAGATCGCTATATGATCTATATGCACCGCGATTTTCTTGGGTTAAATTACGGAAATCCGATTGAGGGAGATCACGTTGACCACAATCGAACTCTCGATAATACCGATAAAAACATCCGTCTGTCAGACAAGCACGATCAACAGCATAATCAAGGGAAAAGATTGGATAATTCTAGCGGATACAAAGGGGTATCTTATGTCCAATCATGCAAATTGTGGAGAGCGCAAATCAAAATAAATGGAAAGAATAAGTCTCTTGGCTACTACAAGACAAGCTATGAGGCTTACCTTGCATATTGCTACACGGCAGCGGCGTGTCATGGAGACTTTGTCTGTTTTGGGTAGCCCCTACTTGAACGACTTCTTCTGCGTAAGTTGAATGTCCAAGATTCCCCCGTTGTCGCTGCCCTCGACTACGAGTGTCCACTTCTTTTTCGCCTCGATCGCGGACTGGATCGCAGCTAGAATCTTCGGAATCTCCTGCTCGGCTACCTTCTTACTGATGTCAGAATCACTCACTTGTGCCCGCCCTTCGGTGGTGCGCCGGCCTGAGCTTGGGCCATCGCCGCGGCCTCTTCCTTCAACTCTTCATTGTTCTCCTGCTCGTTGATGTTCCACTTCAGAATCTTGAATACCTGCCTCCTCGACAGATCACGCCCCTTGCGAAGTTGGAAGGCGATGGGGAGACGTTCCTGCTGCTCAACATGGAGTAGCGTTCCACGTTCTGTTCTGAAGTGGAACCTTCTTACAAACGACTCCGACTGAATGCCGTCCGGGATCAACGACCCCGGCCTGTCGTCCATGTCTTCCTTTGTGAGCCCGGCCATTCCAAGCAACTCCATCCTGCGACCCGCATCATAGAACTGCAAAGCATCCGCGACCCACTGCTGGCCAATGTCGTCATTGAACCATTCGACGCTTCGGCCCATCACGCGGATTGGCGTGTTTTTTGCCATCTGGATCTTGTCGAGGGAGTCTCCTGAAGGAACCTGCTTCTTCCCAAGAGCATCTCCCACGGCCGAGGCGCCGGAACTCTGCTTCATCGACTGGAGGATCTGCGTGTAGATTTGCAAGACGTAGGTGGGTAGAACTGGGGGCGCCTGCCACGAAGGAGGATGTGGGGCGTTCTGGCTGTAGGTGATCTTCAGGTTCGGCTTGGAACTGTCGATCGCCTTCATTGCGGCCGGATTGATTGCGCTCTTGGCCGCCATCAGGGCTGGACTGATGGCCTTCTTCACCGTCTGAAGCATCCCCGACATCATCTGGTTGAGAATATCCTGCTGGCTCATCCACGGCTTCACTACGCTCAATGCGTACTGCTGCCACGGGACTCCATAGAGCCCGAGTGAGGCAAAAGGCTTCTTGCGGTGGTAGTAGGGGGAAGGATAATCGTACAGCGTCACTCGGTTAGAGCGAATGAAGATTCTGCCGCGGGGATACAGTTTCTTTCTCGGCTTGACCCAATATCCCCATGCAGCCCCCTTCGGCCCCATCCAAACTTCCTCGCGGCCTTCATTCGTGCTATCGTCCTTGCGCCAAAACTCCTGCACCTCGGCCTGGGGGAAGTTGCTTTCATAGGAGGTCTTGTCCCCGGCTCCCAAGAGTCTCTTCATACCCGGCGATAACGGGGGATACAACTGCGGGCTGACCCCGATGGGACTCTGAACATCAATCGTGTACCGGCTTTTCGTCTCTTCGGCTTGGACGTACTTTCCCATTGTCGGGTAGGCCCGCCGAATCCACGCCAGCGTCCGCATCCTCCGGTAGACAACACACTCATCTTCCTGAAGGTCGTCGCCCATCCCCAACCGCAGAATCGAGCTTGGCGGCAGGGCTTCAAGCGCCAAGTCTCCATCTTCGGGATCTCCGCTGTCTCCCCTAGCAAACGGATTCCAATAGAGTTTGGCCGGCGCCGAAGTGAACATCGCCCACATAATGCAGAACGCCATCCGGCGCTCGTACCCGGAGGTCGATACCCACCCTTTGTTGAGGTTGTTGAGAATCTTCTGAATGTCAGAGTATTTTCCGTCGTTGGCTATATCGACGATGTGAGAGGTGGGACGAATATCCGTGATGAGCCCAATCGTCTCCCAAAACATCGACAGGAACTCATTGGATACCGGCTTCGCCCGGTAGGAAGGCATGGCATCCTTCCACTGCATCCCTACCAGATAGTCGAGGGCGTTTTGAATGTCCTTGAGTTCGGGGACGTTCTCTTGAAGGGCTGTCCCTTCCTCTACGGCCGCATCACACCAGTCGTTGAGTTGGGTGTAATACTCCCGGCGCGAGGTGGTTCGTTTGTCGTCCTCGTCCGGCTTCGGCCTTATCTCCGGGAAGTCTTCTATCACCTTGGACCGTCCTTAAACCCAGTTCTCTCGAATGACCATCTGAATCCGATCCTCAACCCACACCTTGAGGGGCATGGGAGGCTCTGAGTTCTTCGCCTTGTCTTTAGCGGCCTCGTACTGGTCACCGAGGTCTACCACAACCCGCCCCGGTGAACGGCTCTCGTATGCCTTCAGGTCTTCCATGGCCGCCGTAGCCTCAGCCTTGGCCTCATCCACTTTACACATCTTAGCCCATACCACGCCAACAAGTTCACTGGAATTTGCAAACTTTTGGCCCAGCCGCTCGGAAAGCCGGTTCATGTCCGTCTCCCCGACAATCATTACGTCACCGTCTACCAACTGCAAAAGCACGTCCGAAACCTTGGCTGAAACCGCCTCGTCCGTCCCCCACCGAGCCGCCAGTTCCGTCTTGATCCGGAGAGGAATCTTCAGAGTGATTGGCGCCTGTCCCTCCACCGGGGGGAACTTGGCTGGTTCTACCTTGAACTCCATCTGCGGACCATCTGCGTAGAAAGCCACCGTGTCTTCCCATCTGTGGTTTGAATTAGCTGGGCAGACCAACCTGCCCTCGGCGGCTGAAATCTGGTTCGCTTTGCCCGTCTCACGCTTGCACTTGGGGCAACTAAATTCCGTCTTCAATACTGGCATCTTTCTCCTCCTCAGATCGTTAGATTTGCAAAACCATCTTTTCCTGTTATCCGATTCTTCTTAAACGAATCGGAACCACGATGCTCCTCAATATCTCCATGCACATGCCAGATAACCCCTCTATTCCAGCACTCACGGCATATTTCAGATACTTCAACTTCGGCGCATTCTGTTAGACCTATAAACCCTCCAGGCGTGTCCTTTGGTCGAACAGCGTACAACTTCTTTTCACCCATTTTTCTCCTCCTCGATAACTACGTCGTATGTTTCTCCTGCGTGTGATCCATTCCCAGTTGCCACAAACCGGATCAAATCGTCTGGTAGAGAATCATCGTCTTGTATCTCTACTCCGTTAAAAGTTTCGTATCCTGGGCTGAATCTGGTCCTCAACTGTCTCCTGAAATACTCACCGGCTTTCTTTCCGGCAAGTATCTTTGGCTTGTCGAGTCCCCACCATGTACTTCCGAACCCCATTTGCATCTCGCTCAGTTTCATCTTTTTCCTCCTCTAACTCCAAAATTGGGAATGGTTAGTAATTCGTCTGCATCTCTTTTCTAACGGCCTCATCTACTTCCAGATCAAGCACTGGCATAAATTGAGGTTTAAGTTCTCCGCAGACCAGATGTCTGTCAACAAACACAATAAGTTCGTCGCCAATTTGCATTGACAACTGACCCACCCGATATTGTGGATCGGGAAGTTTTCTCTTATGCGGGGGAAGTTTCCTGAAAATCTCGTCGAATTGGTGCTGCCAAATCCCAATCTCTTTCATCCTCTCCTCCTTGTTTTCTCCAAAATTTGGACTCACTTCGTTTCGAGAATTTGTTTCACCTTCTCGCGTACCGCTTGACTTACTGCGTCAAGAACAGATTCATCTCCAATCGCAGAAACAATCCGCTGATAGTTCTCCTTCACGTACTGGTTGGATATTTTCTCGACGATCTCTCTGCAAATCGATTCTGTCGTGTATTTTTCTGCAAATTCATCAAAAGTAGCCACAACGGTTCTTTTGAGGTTCATCGGGTTCTCTTGCATCCTAAGCATAACTGGCATATCCCCTCCTTTACTGATAAAGCCATGCGTTCTGATCGTCCGACTCCGCTTCTTCCATCTCGGCCTCGTACAGCGCGATCGCTTCCGGGGTTATCTCCTCCGGCGCTATTCCTTCTTCGTACATCTTGGACGCCGTACCCGTCCCGTCAAACACAGGACTATAGTCGCTGTTTTGGAAATCACTAGGAACGCGCCTCTTCCCGACCCCCTTCAGATTGACGATCGCTGTCGCTCCCGATTCCCTCACAATGCTGCTGCCGATGTTCTTCTTTGACACCCGCTCGGCTTCCTGTTGAGAATTCGTCGTCTGAACGATTGTACCGAACCTGTCCAACACCTTGAATTCGTTTTTCTGCTTCGTCGATTCTTGCTGGCTCGTCCCCTCCCGCATCTCGCGGTACTCGTTCTCATGGCCGCAGTAGAGAGCGATGTGAAGAGCCATCATGTAGTCATCGTGTCCATCCATTGCTCCAGCCTCAGTGAAATCATAAAACTCGTCCACCGTGAACTTGTCTGGAATGTCAATGGATTTATCAACAAGAGACTTCGACATCTTAGACATCAACGCTCTCTTCGTTTTATCGGTTGTCCAGAATCCAATGGTATCTGTCATCCACCGAGTCATCTTGTCGAGGTGCTTGTAGCGGTAAAGATTCTCGTACTCGTACCCTCTCACCAACCTATTGTTCGTGGATATTCCCATCGAATTAACTTCAATCGCCGCCAGAGCCTCGTTATACATCCAGCAAATCGCAAACACGACTTCTGCGAGTGATTCGGGATCGATGTACCCATGCCAACAAGCCACCTGTTTATCCTGTACAAGTTCGCTGAGTTTCAGAACTTGGCAGCAAGAGTAATCCCCTCCATTTCCGAGGCTGACATCCACGCCTACAACATAAGATGCTCCTACCTCTGGAAACTCCCATACATGGAACCTATCCTCCCTCTTGGGGTATCTTATTCTTTGGTTCTGTTCTACCTTCCTGAGTCTAGGTTTTGGTCTTCCGATACCGAAGTCGTATTCTATCTCCCCTATGTACAGTGGTGGTCTTGTAAGTTTTGAGAGTCGGTTGATGATTCCCAGTGGATATGCAGTTGGGGCAGAGGATTGAAATGAGTCCTCAGATTTGGCTGAGTATTCCTGATTGAATTTTTTATCATCTCCATGTGTGTCGATGAACGCTTTTATGCTTTTTC